ATTCACATGCAACCATGTAGAGTTCAAAGAAGAAGTATTAGCAATATAGCTAAATGCAAATCTCCATATGTAGGTTCTATTTATTCTAATGGAATAGTTAGGGCTGTAAGCTTAATGGATCGTTTAAAAGCATATCAATATCTTTACGATATTATGATGTATAGAACTGAATTGCTTTTAGCCAAGTCTTATGGTAAAATAATGGAATTTGACTTAGCAGCTGTCCCTAAATCATTGGGATTTGATATTGATAAATGGCTTTACTATTTAACCAATATGGGAATATCCTTTAAGAATTCTAGAGAAGAAGATCAAAAAGGTGTTGCTATGGGTCAAATGGCTGGTGGTCAAACTGCTACTAGGGAGATCAATCTTGAACAAGGGCAATTTATTAATCAACACATCCAATTACTTTCTTATATAGAACAACAAATTGCTTCCATTTCTGGAGTATCGCCACAACGTATGGGATCTATTGGCTCTGATGAATTAGTTGGAAATGTCCAAAGGTCCGTAAATCAATCAGCTTATATTACAGAGAAATATTCTTATACTCACAATCAAATTAAAAAGAGAGTGTATGAAGCTATTATAGAAGTTGCTAAAGAATGTTACAGGGATAGACAATTAGATATAGTCGATGTTACTGGGGATTTAGCCACCAAGCATTTAAAGGTAGATGGAGCTGAATTAGAAAATGCAGTACATGGAGTGTTCGTTTCAAATTCTGGTGCAGACCAAAGAATCTATGACAAACTTGAACAAATGGTTGATATTGCAATGAGTAATGATAAAATAAATTTCTCACAAGCAATGAAGCTTATTAAATCAGAATCAATCGCTGAGATTACTAAAGAGATTGAAATGATGGAAAATGATCAAGCTGCTCAAATGCAACAACAACAACAGCAAGAGCAACAAATGGCTGAAGAGCAAATGAAGAAAGCTGATGAACAAATGCAGTATGCTAGAGAGATTCAAGAAAGAACAATGGATCTCAATGAACTAAAAGTAGCAATGGATAATGAAAATAAAGAAAGAGATAGAATAGCTAAAGCTGAAATTGAATTTGCTAAATTAGAAAAAGAATCTACCAATGTACAAACAGGAACAGTTGATGATAAATCAGCCAGTGAAGCGGATAGATTAAAACATAGTATTGATTTAATGAAATTTAATTTAGAGCAAACTATAGCCAATAGGGAGTCTTTGTTCAAACAACAAGAAATATCATTACAGAAAAGAAAACTAGATATTGATGAACAGAAAATTGCTAATGATTTACAGAAAGCAAGAATCCAAGCATCATCTAAACCTAAAACAGTAAATAAGAAATAATATGAGTGAGCTTAAAAAAGCACTAGAAAAGTCATCCTCTTCAGAGGGTGGCAATTCTAAAAAAAGAATTTCAGAAACTCTATGTGGTTTAATTAATAAACAAATAGAAAAAGAATTTAATTCATTCTTGATTTATAATTCTATGTCTAATTATTTAAACTATAATGGATTTACAAATGGAGCTGAATTATTTAAGAAATATGCACATGAAGAATTAGAACATATGCATATATTTCAAAACTATTTATTAGATAGAAACGATTTGCCGTGTGGCTGTATAACTACTGAACCAGTATTAAAGTTTATAGATCCATGTGATATAATCAAAAAATCATTTGAACACGAAATAACAATTTCTAATTCTATTAAAGAAATAGCCAAAGTAGCTATGATGGAATCTGATTTTATGACATATGAATTAACTCTAAAGATGCTTAAAGAACAAGTAGAAGAAGAGTCTAAATTTGAAACTATATTAGACAAAATAGAATTATATAAAAACAGTGATTCTCTCAATTATTTTATTGAAGAAGAATTTAAATCAAAATTATAAACATGGCAAAACCAGTAAGGCTTATTAGTAAAGTAGATGGATCTTATAGAGAATTTAATTCGCAATCAGATTTAGCAAAATGGCTCGGAGTATCAGAATCATTAGTTAGAGCTGGTGGACCATCAATATTAAAAGACACTCATTACATAGAGAATACTCCAATAGAAGAAAGGATAAAGTACGTCCAAGATGTGTTAGATACTGCTAGTAAGTTAGTAGAAAGAATGACTGAAGCTAATGTAGAAAAAACGTTACAGCCATATATTCAAAGAGAATCTGTAAATGGAAATGTTTTAGTGATACCAGATCTTCATGCACCATTTACTAAAAAAGGAGCTTTAGAGCATTGTAAAATGTTAGAAGAAAGATTTGAGTGTGGCGATATAGTTATTCTTGGAGACATGATAGATAACCATGCTATGTCAAATTTTGATCACGATCCTGATGGACAATCTCCATCTGATGAATTTAAAAGAGCATTAGAAGAACTTGAGGGATGGAAGGAATCTTTTCCAGTTGCGACAATTACAGTTGGCAGTCATGACATGAGACCTTATAGGAAAGCTTTTAAGGCAGGTTTGCCATCAAGTTGGATGAAATCATTGAATGAAGTAATAAAAGCTCCTAGAGGATGGGATTTCACTGAAAGATTAGATCTAGATGATGTAACATATGAACATGGATTTGGTGGATCAGGAGATACTTACATCATGAATAGAGTTAAAGAGAATATGGGATCAACAGTTTCTGGTCACTTTCATACAGTATGTGCGATTAAATATCTACAATCTAAAAAACATTTATTCTTTGGAATGAACGCTGGATGCTTGATAGATGAAACTCAATATGCATTTGCCTATGGTAAATATGATTCAAAAAGGCCTATATGTGCGGCTGGTGTAGTATTGAATAATGGGAAATTACCAATGTTATTTCCAATGTAATTTAAAAAAAATTAAATATACTAATATTTTCAAAGATAAGTGTTATAGAAATTGGAGTGAAAACAAATAATCAATTAAGATAGTGAGCATAAATCTAGAAAATGTTAGTATATTTGTAACGAATAAAAAATAATTATGGCTAAGGATAAAAAAGAAGTTATAGTAGAAGAAGACAGTTTTGATTTGTTTGGAGACGATGGTGGTTCATTTAATGATGTAGACATGGATAATCTTCAAGATATGGATGATGATCCAATAGATGATGAAGATGATGATGAACCTGAAGAAGAAGTTGTAGTAAAGAAGTCAAAAAAGACAATTGGGAATATTGAAGATGCAGATGATGATGAAGAACCAATTAATAATGGTGACAAAACTGCGTTTAGAATTTTTGCAGAAATGCAGAGAGAAAAAGGATTAATTGATTTTAAAGATGAAGAATTTGAAGATTCGGAAGAGTTCTTAATGGATAAAGTCCAAGAAACTATTGCAACTAATATTGCTAATGGAATTGAGGAGTATAAAAAATCATTACCAGCAGAAGTTAAAGACATTATAGATAATTATGAAGAAGGAGTTGGATTAGATTCAATAATTCAAAATAAAAAAGCTTTAGATTATTATGAGAAAATAACTGATGATAAATTAGAATCTGATGAAAAGCTTCAGGAAAATCTCGTAAGAGAATATTATAAAGAAAAAGGATTCTCTGATGAAAAGATTGATAAGAAAATTGCTAGATTAAAAGTCAATGAGGATCTTGAAGATGAAGCAAAAGAAGCTTTAGAAGAGATTGTTGATATTAAGAAAGCTGAATTAGATCAAATTAAAGAAAATCAAAAGAATGCTGAGGCCAATAAAGTTAAAGAATATGAGACCTGGGTTGAATCATTCAAAAAAGATATTGATGGTAGAGCTGAAATCTTAAAAGGAATTCCAGTTAGCGCTAAAGATAAGAAAGAATTACAAGATGCTATTTTAAAATTTGATAAACAAGGTAAAAATGAAATGATGAGAATGAGGGAATCGGATCCTGATTTTGATTTAAAAGTTTTATATGCAGCTAAGATTTTAAAATGGGATTTAGGTAAGGTTAAAGCAACAGCTAAATCTGAAGCAACTAGAAGCTTAATGGATGCCGTTAATAACGGTTTTAGTTCTAGAGATAGAAACATTAAAGCAACTAGTTCTGTGTCTAAAAAAGTAATGGAAAATGCACTTCGTCAAGGCGGTGGTGGCTTTTAAATAAATAAAAATAAATACTAATACAAATAAATATGGCAAATCAACAAATTAATGCACTTCAAGTAACCACTCAAAAGAGTTGGACTGACTTGACCACAGAGAATCACTTGTCAGCAGCTTTTGCTGAACATCCACAGATCATCTCTGATGTAATTTCACGCGTATTTGGGTTAAATCAATATAGAGGTCTTGAATATATGCTTAGTAAAGTAGGCACAACAACTCTTGAGTCTGACCGTGAATATGAATGGTATCTAAAAGGTGATGACAGAGAAGCTGTTAACATCGTAGAATACTCAGCAGCCGATAGCACACGTCCTGGTGTTAATCGTACTCAATTCAAATTGACTTTAGCAAAGAAATATTTTGTCAAAACTGATAAAATCATCTTTGATAATCGTGATTACTCAGTAGTAATCCTAGATGAAGGTTATAGCGATGGTACTAATTGGACATATACAGTAATGCATATGGTTCCAGATGATAATCATTACATTCCTTCAGCTCTTTTACAAGCTGGTAAACAAGTAAGTAAAGTTTACTCACCTCAAGAACAAACTTTGGGTCGTTCATTTGGTGGAACTTCATTTACAAGTCCATTTAAAATGCGTAACTACTTTAGTACTATTGCTAAGAAATATGTAGTTCCTGCAAATATGCATGATCGTCAAGTTGTTATTACCATGACTGATCCAGCTTCAGGTCAAAAAACTAAAGTTTGGACTAAATATGCTGAATGGGTTATGTTGGAACAATGGGTACGTGAGAAAGAAAACAACTTAATGTACTCTGAATTCAATCAAAATCAAAATGGTACAGTTGATTTTAAAGGTGATTCTGGTTATCCAATCTTTGAAGGAGCTGGTCTTCGTCAACAAATTGCTCCAGCTCATAAATACAATTATAATAAATTTAATATAGATTACTTAACAGAAGTCTTATTAAGCTTATCTATCAATATCTTACCAGAAGATAGCCGTCACTTCGTAGCAATGACGGGTGAGCGTGGAATGGTACAATTTCATAAAGCATTAGAAGCTAAAGCTGCTTTATTCCAACCATTAAATACTAATCGTGTTCAAGGATCTGGTCAAAACTTAAGATTTGAAGGACAATACGTTGAGTATCGTGGACCTCAAGGAATTAGATTTACTCTTGTTAATTTACCTCAATATAATGATGTAATTGACAACCGTAATCCTCATCCAGATGGTGGATTTACTGAAAATTACCGTTATACAATTTTAAACTTTGGTACTAACGAGGGAACTCCAAATATCCAAAAAGTTTTCCCTAAAAATGGGAATAAAATGTGGCACGTAGCTGGTTCAGCAAGTCCATTTGGAATGAAAAAATCCTTAAATGAAGGTTCAGGTTCGGCAGTTGATGGTTATGAATTATATATGAGAACTACTCAAGGTATAATGATTAAAAACCCAATGTCTTGTGCAGAATTAATCTATGCATCAAGCATTTAATAAATAATACTAAGTCACGGAGGGGGAGAGTATCCCTCTCCTATACTTAGAATTAAAAGATATTTAAACAAAAATAAAAATTTATGTATTCAGAAGAACCAAAAGAAATTACAGAGAATAAAGACAGAGGAATTATTATTAAAGTAAAACCTACAAAAGCTTCATGGTTGCCAGAAGGACATGATGGACACATGAGATACACAGGATGCGTAGAAGCATTGTGTGTTTGTGTAAATCCACGTACAAGAAGTCTAGAGACTGGTTTG